AAGAGCTAAACAACATAGATCTACATTAGAACACGAAGCATCACTACAAGGATTAACAGTTGTAGAGAGTTGGATAGTAGAAGGAGAAGAAGACAAGACTAGATTATATGATATGGATGTGCCAATAGGTACATGGATGGTTTCAATGAAAGTAGACAATGATGATGTATGGGAGAACTATATTAAAACAGGAAAAGTAAAAGGATTTTCAATAGAAGGCTATTTTGCTGATAAACTAGAAAGACCTAACGAGCCTAATAAATTTTCTGAATGTGATTGTGACGATAAACTTGATACTTGTATTTGTAAGGATGAAAAAGCAGCAGAAAAACTATTAAGTGCTGTAAAGTCAATAGTCAAACAAAATATAGATGAGTAGAATAAAATACACAGTTCCTACATCAGGAACGAGAGCGTGTTTATGTAGAGATAAAGACACATATTCTATAGAGTGTTGTGACGATCAAGACTATATGAGACAGGGTATTGGAAACATTACCGGAACAGATAGTGAATAGTAGTAAAAAAACTATATTTTAAAAATATAACAAACACAAATTAATTTAATTGTAATAGTATGAAAGCGACAGAAATGTTAAAACAAGTAAAAGACCTACTAGGTATGAACGCTGCAGAAGTAAATTTAGAAGAGCAAGATATAAATCTTGAAGCGACTAAAGAGGAAACTTTAGCTACAGATCAAGTAGAAGAAACAAAAGTAGAGCTTGCAACTATGCAGCTTGAAAATGGTACAACAGTAGAAGCAGAAGCTTTTGAAGCTGGTAACGAGATCTTTATTGTTACTGAAGACGAAAAAGTTGCTCTACCAGTTGGAAGTTATACACTTGAAGATTCTACAGAATTAGTTGTAGAGGAAGAAGGTATAATTGCTTCTATTGGCGAAGCTGAAACTGAAGAAACTGAAGAAGTGGAAGCAGCAACAGATTACGCTACAAAAGAAGATTTAGCAGAAGTAAGAAAAGCAGTCGAAGATATTGTAGCTATGATTGAAGAATTAGGTTATGGTAAAAAAGACGAAGAAATGGCTTCTGAAGAAGTTAAAGCAGAATTATCTGAAGAACCAACAAAAGAAATCTTATCTGAAGTAGAAAAAGTAAAACACAATCCAGAAAGTGAAGAAAAAACACAATTAAACATTCCTTCAAATTCTAGACCTATGAATACTTTAGATAGAGTAATGCAAACAATATCAAATTTTAATTAAAATAATAAAAAATGGCAAATAGCACAACATCAATAACTACTACTTACGCAGGAGAATTTGCAGGAAAATATGTTTCTGCAGCTCTTTTAAGTGGAAATACGCTGGCTAACAACTTAATAACTGTTAAGCCAAACGTGAAACTCAAAGAAGTAATGAAAAAAGTTGCTTCTACAAGTATTGTTAAAAACGGAGCATGTGACTTTTCAGGTCAATCAGACGTTTTAACTTTAACAGAAAGAATATTAGCACCAGAAGAATTCCAAGTGAATTTAGAGCTTTGTAAAAAAGACTACGTTCAAGATTGGGAAGCAGTTCAAATGGGATATTCTACTATAAATGAAACTTTACCTCCATCATTTTCTGATTTCTTAATCGGACATGTATCAGCTAAAGTTGCTCAAAAAATCGAAAATAATATCTGGACTGGAACTAACGCAACAGATGGCGAATTCGATGGATTTATAACTACATTAGGTGCTGACGCAGACGTAAATGATGTAACAGGTACAGCATCAACAGCGGCAAACATTATTACAGAGCTTGGTAAGATAGCTGACGCTATTCCTTCTGCAGCATATGGTTCAGAAGATATGACTATCTACTTACCTTCTAATATGTATAGAAACTACGTAAGAGCATTAGGTGGATTTGGAGCATCTGGTTTAGGAGCTGCAGGTACAAACAATCAAGGTACACAGTGGTATTCAAAAGGAGCAGGTCTTCAGTTTGATGGTATTCCAGTTGTATTAGCACAAGGTTTATCAAGTAGTGACGCAGTTGCTGCTGAAAAATCAAACTTATTCTTTGGTACAGGTCTATTATCAGATCACAACGAAGTAAAAGTATTAGATATGGCTGATCTAGATGGTTCTCAAAACGTAAGAATCGTTATGAGGTTTACTGCTGGTATTCAGCATGCAATCGGATCTGACATTGTATTATACGCAACAGCGTAATTAAAGATTGTATAACATAAGAAAGGGTAGGTAGCTAAACTGCCTACCTTTTTTTTTAAAATAAAAATAATATGGCTTGTGATTTAACTAAAGGAAGAAAAGAACCTTGTAAAGACGTAGTAGGTGGAATTAAAAATATTTATATTTCTGATTTCGGTGACTATACAGCTGTTACTTACGATACTACTGATACAGATGTAGTAGATAGCGTAGGAACATCAGTTGCTAGTTTTAAATACGAAGTAAAAGGAAATTCTTCATTTGAACAAACAGTAAATGCTTCTAGAGAAAACGGAACAACTTTCTTTGAGCAAACATTAAATCTTACACTTAAAAAACTTACAAAAGAGGATAACAAAGAGTTAAAATTATTAGCTTATGGTAGACCTCACGTTGTTGTTGAAGATTATAATGAAAACCTATTTATAATGGGATTAGAAAACGGAGCGGATGTAAGTGGAGGAACAATAGTAACAGGAGCAGCAATGGGTGACCTTTCAGGTTATACATTAACGTTCACTGCACAGGAAAAAGTTCCAGCAAACTTTATAGAATCAGCTGCAGATGTAGATACTGCATTAACTAATGCTGGGTTTGCTACTCCAACTGAAGGAACTAACTCTTAATAATTCCTTAAAACTTGATAAAGAAGGCACTAATTGGTGCCTTTTTTTATGCTTAATAATTAACAAAATAACATTTATTTTATTGTTATAATATGATAATATTACAGAACAGTTCTAGTTCTCAAACGATAAATTTTATTCCAAGAGAATACGAAGCATCTGACAGCAACATTTATAACATATCAATTATAAATGAAACAACAAATAAGTCAGTATATGATGAAGACACAAATGTATTTACATTAAATGATTATTATTATCAATATTCAGCTGTGTTTACATTAGTAGAAGACACGTTTTACACGATGACAATTAAAAAAAGTGGCAGTATTATTTATAAAGATAAAATATTCTGTACAAATCAAACTGTTACAAATTATTCAGTAAACAATAATGAATATGACGAGCAAGAAACAACAAACGAATTTATAGTATTATAATATGGACAATTTACACATAGTAAACTTATCAGAATATAATAGACCTAAAATATCTGAAGATAAACATAAGGAGTGGGTTAATTATGGAGAGGATAATGATTATTATTCTTATTTAATAAAGTTATTTATTAATTCTGCAACTAACAATGCAATTATTCAAGGAATATCTCAATTAGTATATGGTAAGGGACTAGATGCAACAGATAGTTCACAAAAGCCAGATGAATATGCTGCAATGAAATCTATATTTAGAGATGAAGATTTAAGAAATGTAATATTAGATTTAAAGTTATTAGGAGAAGGAAGTTTTCAAGTATTATACCAAGATAAAAAAGTAGTAAAAGCAGAACACTTTCCAAGACAAACATTAAGAGCAGAAAAATGTAATGATGATGGAGAAATTGAAGCTTATTATTATTTTCATGATTGGACAAAAATAAAAGCAAATAGTAAACCTAAAAGAATAGCTGCTTTTGGATTTGGTAATGGTAAAGAGCCAGAGATTAAAATTGTAAAAAGATATGTAAGTGGATATGATTATTATTGTCCAGTAGATTATCAAGGAGCTTTATCTTATGCTGAATTAGAATCAGAAATATCTGACTACTTAATTAATGATGTACAAAACGGTTTTTCAGGAACTAAAGTTGTTAATTTTAATAATGGGGTGCCTGATAGAGAAAAACAAATGCAGGTAAAGAATGATGTCATGAATAAATTAACAGGAGCAAGAGGAGAGAAAGTAATTATAGCATTTAACAACAACGCAGAAAGTAAAACAACAATAGATGACGTACCATTAGTAGATGCACCAGCACACTATCAGTATTTATCTACAGAGTGTTCTAATAAACTAATTATAGGACATAGAGTAACATCACCATTGCTTTTAGGTATAAGAACAGAAAATAATGGACTAGGATCAAACTCTGATGAAATAAAGACAGCTTCTTTGTTATTTGACAACGTTACAATAAAGCCTTATCAGGAGCTTTTAATAGGTTGTATAGACTCTATACTCGCAGTAAACGAGATAAGCCTTAATTTGTACTTTAAAACGCTTCAGCCGCTTGCTTTTATAGAAACAGATAATGCTGTTACAGACGAAGCAAGAGAAGAAGAGACAGGAGTTAAATTAGCAGAAGAAAAACCAGACCTTACAGATGAAATGGGAGAAGATTTTCTTTCACAGCTAGAAGGTGAGATAATGGATGAGTATGACCTTATAGGAAAAAGAGAATATTCAGAAGAAAATGAAGGTTTAGAACAGTGGAAGCAAAAAGTAATAGACGGTGATTTAGAATTAGAATCAATTAAGTCTAAACCATCAGATGAAAGTGTTTTAGACAAAAGTGTATATAAAGTAAGATATGCTTACGAAGAAAAATACACTAGCGGACAATCAAGAAAGTTTTGTTCTACTATGATGAAAAGAACAAGAAATGGTGTTGTATATAGATTAGAAGACATTGATAAAGCTTCTAGAGCAGGAATAAACAAGTCATTTGGACATAAAGGACAATCTTATGATCTATTTAAATATAAAGGAGGACCTAACTGTGGGCATTTGTGGGAAGAAAGACTTTATAAATTAAAAAAGAAAAATGATGGAGAATACTATGAAGATAAATCTTTAGCTAGTAGCAAAGAAGTTGATAGTATTCCTAAATCATATAAACCAAGACCAGCAGGGCATAAAAAAGCAGCAATAGCTCCTAAAGATATGCCTAATAACGGATACAAAAAACCTAGATAAAAATGGCACAGGCATTATTAATTAGTAGAAAAGATATAGTAAAGTTCACAGCAATGAATGGTAATGTTGATACTGATAAGTTTATTCAGTTTATTAAAATTGCACAAGACATTCATATACAAAATTATTTGGGATCAGACTTGTTAAATAAAATTGAAGCAGATATAATTGCAGGCACTTTAACAGGAAGTTATTTAAGTTTAGTTAGTGATTATGTAAAACCAATGCTTGTTCATTGGGCAATGGTTGAGTATCTTCCTTTTGCTGCCTACACGGTTGCCAATAAAGGAGTCTACAAACATACAAGCGAAAACGCTTCTAATGTAGATAAAACTGAAATAGATTTTCTGATTGAGAAAGAAAGAAACCTAGCGCAGTACTATACTGATAGATTTATCAGCTATATGAGTTACAATAGTAGCTCCTTTACAGAGTATAATAGCAATTCTAATGAGGATGTATATCCTGATAAAGACGCAAGTTTTGAGGGATGGGTATTATAAAGAAAAAGTATAAACCTAAAGCCTATAACTTGGAAAGATTAAAAAAATTCATTATAGACCTGAAAAAGAATAACAAAAAATTAAAAAACCTATTGTAATAATATGAGTTTCGGTTCGATATATGACGTATCTTGGTGGGGATTAACAAATGAATCAAATGGTTGGGGTAACATATACCCTTTTGATGCAGATGGATCTAATTTTAGAGCAGATACAACATTAGTATTGGCAGACACAACAAATTATACAGGAGATCAAACAATATTTTAAAAAATGGCAAAACAAACAATTAATATAGGAACAACAGCAAATGACGGAACAGGTGATCCAATAAGATCCGCATTTGACAAATCAAATGATAACTTTACAGAGTTATATGCAGGAGCTGGAGGTGTGGCTGATGACGCAGTAACTACTGCTAAAATAGCAGCAGATGCAGTAACTCAAGCTAAAATTTCAGATGATGCGGTAGGTGCAGATCAATTAGCAGCAAGTGCTGTAGTAACAGCTTCTATAGTAGATTCAAATATTACTACGGCTAAAATTGCTGATGATAATGTAACTTATGCAAAATTAGGTGCAGAATTCACAACAGCAGCAGCATTAAGTGGTACTGAAGTAGATTGGGCAACTGCTACAACATTTACTAAAACATTAGGAGCAGATACAACATTGACATTTGCTAATGTTTCGACTGGAATGCAAGTTAATTTAGTTATTAGTGGTGATTACACTTTAACTTTACCAACAAGTGTAAAAGAACTTACAAATGCTTCAACGTATGATGGAAGTGGAGAAAATTTAATAAGTATAGTTTCTACAAATGGAAACACAGAGCAATTCGCAACAATAAATAAAGTAGCATAATTATGAAAGCAGTAAATAACGCAGGAATTATAACATTTTATCAGTCAGTACCAAATTCATTTAGGTCATCAACTGGTTTACATTTAAACGTAAAAGGTTGGTCAAGTCAAGATATGAAAGACAATGGACTTTTTGATGTAATCATAGATGATAGTTATGATTCAAGAATACACGATTTAGGTGAAATATATTGGGACACAGGAGCAACAGTATTTAGAAAAGACAAATCTAATAAGTCATTTGATAAATCAGTAAGCGAATTAAAAGAGCAATCAATTAGCAACTTTAAAAGTAGAATTGGTGGTGAACTTGCAAAAACAGATTGGTATATAATAAGAGAAATGGATAATGGTGTTGATGTACCTGCAGATATTGTAGATGCAAGAGTAGCTTTAAGAGAATTATCAGATACAGTTGAATCGGAAATAAATGCACTAACTACTAAAGCAAAAGTTATTACATACGATTTCCCAAACATTTAATAAATGGGTTTAAATAAAAGATTAATTGGTGCAGGTGCTACAGCAAGTGGTGCATTAACTCCAAGTGAAAACTTTAAGGCAGTTTTATATACAGGTAATGGTGGAACTCAAGCAATTACAGGCGTTGGTTTTCAGCCTGATTTTGTTTGGATAAAACAAAGAGATGCAGTTAGAGGTCAAAATTGGTATGATTCAACAAGAGGTGTAGAAAATGTTTTATTTAGTAATAGTACAGGAGCAGCTTCGCAAGAAACTGCAGGTACATCTTTAGGTTCTTTTGATACAGATGGATTTACTGTAGGAACTGGAATTGGAGTAAATGCAAGTGGAGGAGATTTTGTAGCTTGGTGCTGGAAAGCAAACGGAGGAACAACAACATCAGTTACAGGTACAAATATTTCAAGTGCAACACAACAAGTAAATACAGATATAGATTTTAGTATAACACAATTTACAGAGGGTTCAAGTGGTACAAGTGCTGTACCTCACGGTTTAAGTGGAACTCCTGATATGTATATTGTTAAGAGAACAGGTGGTACACAAGATTGGTATGTTTGGCACAATGGTTTATCAGCAGGAAATTCGTACATAATATTAAATTCAACTGCTGCTCAAGGAAGTAATAATAATATGTGGACACAAGTTGACTCTACAAATATTAATTTAGGAGCGTGGAATACAGAGGGCGGTGGTACTAAAATAGTATATGCCTTTAAAAATGTCGATTCCTTTTCAAAGTTTGGCTCGTACACAGGTAATGGTTCAGCAAATGGACCGATTGTAGAAACAGGATTCGAACCTGCTTTTATAATGGTTAAAAATACTACATCAAGTGGACAAGATTGGAGAATTTTAGATAATAAAAGAAATACAAGCAATCCAAGAAATTGTTATTTAAGTGCTAATAATTCTAATGCAGAAGAATGTCAATATGACCAATTTGATTTTCTTTCTAATGGATTTCAAGTAATAACAACTGATGGTTCATTAAATCAAAATACTTCTAACTTTATCTATATGGCATTTGCTGCAGACCCTGACACAGAAGCACCAACACTTGCAGATAGTTTTAATATAAAAACTTATACAGGTAATGGTAGTTCAAATAGTATTACTGGTTTAGGATTTAAGCCTGGATTAATTTGGATGAAAAGAAGGGATACTGCTCAAGAACACGCTTTAGTAAATATAGTAAGTGGACCATTAAAACACCTATATTCAGATTTAGCAAGTGCAGAGCAAACTACTACAAATGGTGTTAGTTCATTTAATGATGATGGTTGGACTATGGGTGCAAATGGGTTAATGAATAATACAAATAATACTTATGTAGGTTGGGCGTGGAAAGCTGATGATAACGAACCGACAATCTTTCCGCCAAATCAAACAGTTGCTGATATTAAATCAACTAATTTAACATTAAACTTAAATTTAGCAGCAGGTTCATATTCAGGAAGTGGTAGTGCAATAGAAGATTTATCTTCTGCAGAGGAAGATTTTACAGTAACTAATGCTTCTGTAAATGAGGGTTATGGTGGTTATTATATAGATTTTGATGGTAGTGGAGATTATGCAGATTCAGATTCCTCAATAGCAACAACAACAGGTAATGATATAACAATAGAATTTTGGGTTAGGTCGGAAAGTGGTTCTCAACCATCTTATGCTGATATTATGGATGCTAATCATGGAACTGCAGTAGCTGGTTCATCAGGACAGGGTTGGGCGATTCAAATGAGAGGAGCAAATCAAAATAGTTTTTACTTTGTTTATTATGATGGTTCAGGTTATCAGTCAAATAGTGATGGAGAAATATTTGAATTAACAACTGATAAATGGACACATATTGCTATTGTAAAAAGTGGAACAAGTGTGCAAGTATATGAAGATGGTGTTGCAGGTAATAGTTGGACTGCAAGTAGTGCAACATTAGAAAACCCAAACCAAATAATAAGATTAGCAGGTTGGTTAGCAGGGGGGAGAGATTTTAATGGAAGTTTAGGACAGGTAAGATTATATAGTGATGCTTTAAGTGCAGGAGAAGTGCTTGGTAATTATAATGCAACTAAAGGTTTATTTACAGTAACAGAATCAATAGTTAGTGCAAATGCTAATGCAGGATTTAGTGTTGTTAAATGGACAGGGACTGGTAGTGCAGGTAAAGTTCCTCACGGATTATCAGCTGCTCCTGAAATGATAATTACAAAAAGATTAAATAGCGCAGGGGATTGGTACACTTATCATAAAGATTTAAATAGTGGAACAAATCCTGCTTATAATTTTATTAAATTAAATTCAAGTGATGCTGAAATAGTCAATGCTTCATCAGGAGGTAGTATTTGGAATTCAACAAGTCCGTCATCTACTGTAATAAATGTTGGTACTACATTATCAGCAAGTACATCTGATAGTTATATTGCTTACTGTTTCCATTCAGTATCAGGATACCAAAAACTTGGGGGTTACTCTGGAAATGGAAGTGGTAGTGGGCAAACAATTACAACAGGATTTCAGCCAGATTGGATAATTTTAAAATGTACAAATATAGCAAGTGAATGGGTTATAGTAGATAGTGTGAGAGGTGATGCTTACTTATTAGCAGAATCAGATGGTGCAGAAGTAAGTCCTTATACTGCTGTTGACTTTTTATCTACAGGATTTAAGTTAACTGGAACATCATATAATAATTCAGGTAGAGATTTTATATATATGGCAATAAAAATAAATTAATGATATGACTTACATTAGCTTCAAACCCACATTAATTGGAATAGCAGTTTATATAATATCTATGACACAATTAAATGAAGTATTACAAGCATTATTAATAGTAGCTACATTGGTTTATACAGTAATTAAGACAATACAACTTTTAGATAAATTCGATAAAAAATAAATTATGGTAAGAATATTAAGATACATAGCAATTAAATTAGAAAAATTTAATATTGCAGTCGCTAAAGGCTGGAATAGATGGCTTGGTAAAATAAAAATGTAATTTATGTCTAATGAAATCATATTTTAGATATAGTGAATTTGACTCGCCTGACTTTCCTGATAGTGGTTATAATATGGATCCAACCTTTTTACGCATGCTCAACTATGCACGTCAAATTGCAGGGATACCATTCAGGATTAATTCAGGATTCAGAACTACAGAACATAATGCAAAAGTGGGAGGATCGGAGAATTCATCACATTTACATGGATTCGCTGCCGATATACATGCAACATCCAGTACAGCAAGATACGAAATATTATCAGCACTTATCAAAGCTGGATTCTATAGGATAGGAATAGCAAACACATTTATACATGTAGATGCAGATCCTAATAAAATACAAAAAGTAATATGGACATATGATTAAGATATTAAAAGCTTTATTAGGATTAAGAGGTAATGGTGGTTCTGGTTTAGGACTAGAAATAAGAGAACTTATAAAGGGAAAAGAAATAGACCCACAGAAGTTAATTGAACTGCAAGGAGAGATAAACAAAGTAGAAGCACAGCACAGAACAATCTTTGTAGCTGGATGGAGACCTTTTATTGGATGGGTTTGTGGTGTAGCTTTAGCATACAACTTTGTATTAAGAGATTTACTAATATGGTTTATTGGACCTGAACAAGTACCTCCAGCTCTACAGATGGAACATTTAATGACAGTATTAATAGGTATGTTAGGACTAGGAGGAATGAGAACTTTTGAGAAACTAAAAGACAAGTCTAACTAATATGTCAGTAAAATTAAAACCATCTACAAAGGAATACAAAAGAGATTCAAAAGGCAAGATAATTGGAAAACAATACACTTGGCAACATTATCCACCTTGTAGTTTTAAAACAGAAGAATTAAAGACAATGCATAGTAGTTCTTCATATAGCAGAAAAAAACATTTAATTGTTAATGAGCTCGAGAAAAGGAACGTTAAAGTATAGTTAGTCCTATATTTACCAAAGCAAGAGAATAGATTATTAACATTTACAGTTGAAAAGAAAATCAACCTAACTATTTACTTTTTTAAAAAAAGTCTATAACTTTGGTGGGTTAGTGGTAAATAATGTATAACAATTTTTAATAAATTAATAAATTAATATTTAAATATGGATGATATAAGAAGATTAGCTGACAAAATAATAAATGATTTTAATTTAACTGTAAGAGACAGAACAGATGAACTATTAAAACTAGATGCAATACAATATACTAATCTTGGTCTAGACTCTAAAAAAACAGAAAAGAACGAAGTAAAAGCTAATTCTAAATATATCTATAAAAAAATACAAGACATAGATCCTGAAACAGGTAAACATCTTATAACAAGTATGGATTAATAATTATGCCAAGAAAACCTAAACGAAAGAACTTAATAAAAAAACTAGATGCTGTATTTTCTAAATACATAAGATTACGAGACTCTGATCCAGAAGGATATTGTAGATGTGCTACATGTGGAGAAGTCCATCATTGGACTAAAATACAAGCAGGACACTTTATATCTAGAAAACATTACTCGACAAGGTGGGATGAAGAGAATGTACATGCTCAATGTGTAGCTTGCAATGTATTTCGATATGGCGAACAATACAAGTTTAGTTTATATATTGGTGATAACTTGTCAAAAGAATTATATGATAAAAGCAGGTTAATTGCTAAATTTACAGATATAGAAATAACTGAAATGATAGACGATTATAATGAAAGAATAAAAGATTTTTCTTTTAGTACGTAATTTTATTTCTAGTTTTTATTGTTCTTTGTTTAAAGGAGGGGATTAATTTTCCCTCTTTTTTTTTGAGTTAATTTTATTAACAATTTATTATAATATTAAATTATTTTGTTTAACTTTATGAAATGATTGAAATACATTATATTAATTTGCTAAAACAAAAGCAAGAAGAAATAGATAAATTAAGAACTACTTTATTTGAAATAATACAATCTAAATATTTAAGTAAAGAAGATAAACAATTAATAATAAACAACTTTTTTAATGACACAGAACAACAATAAACTAAATAGAATTAATACAACACAAGATTCTATAAGTAAACAAGGAGCTGTAGATAGAGCTACTGAAATAGCACTTAATCCTATATGGAGAAAGGCTACCGATATAGAGAAACAACAAATATTAGGAGACATTAGTTTAATAGGAAAGTATCTCTACTTCGAGAAGAATTTGTTGCCAACAACAGAGGATTATAAAATGTTATATAATTTAGATAATAAAAATAAATAAATAAAAAATAATAATGGAATTATTAGGTACAATTAAATCAATAGGAGATTTAGAAACTATTAAACAGTTAAAGAAAAAAACTGTATTAGTAGAAACACAAAGTAAATTTCCTCAAACAATACCAGTCGAATTTTTAAATGATAAAATAGATTTGGTAAATGACTTAAAAGTTGGTCAGACAATTAATTTAGGTATCAATTTAAGATCAAACGAATATAAAGGCAAGTATTATATAAACGTTACTGGATGGAAAGTAATAAGTGCTGTTGCTGAAACAACATCAAATGCACAAATGCCAGACGTAAACGACAACCTTCCGTTCTAATGATAGTTAGCTCTTCTAATATATTTAAAAAGTTATTAGATATAAAACACGGAAGAGTAAAGGAGGGTTTAAAAATAGGAGTACCAGATATAGACGAGTACTTACGTTACAAGCAAGGCAATTTTAATTTATTAATTGGTCATGCTAATGTTGGTAAAACAACTGTTATAATGTATTTATTCGTCATATGGGCTCTTAAACACAAAAAGAGGTTTTTAATTTGGTCTTCAGAAAATACACCTCAATCAATTCAAAGAAAAATAGTAGAGTTTAAAATGCGTAAGCCTATCACAAAGGCAGAGGATGCAGAGATAAAAGACGCATTAGAATGGTCTGATCAATATTTTAAAATAATAGATGTTGAAGAGCTCTACACATATAAACAATTACTAGAAGAAGCAAAAGCAATTAAAGATGCTTGGGATTATGACGCAATACTTATAGATCCATATAACTCTTTAGTAAAAGACAAACAATTATATAAAGAAGTAGGAGGTCACGAATACGACTATCAAGTTAGTACAGAATTTAGATTGTTTGCTAAAAAAAATAACATTACATTATATTTAAATGCTCATGGAGTAACAGAAGCATTACGTAGATCACATCCTAAAGGACACGAGTATGAAGGATTGGCAATGCCTTTAAGTATGGCAAGCGTTGAAGGAGGAGGAAAATGGGGAAACCGTTGTGATGATCTGATATGCATTCACCGTTACACATCTCATCCTACTGATTGGATATACTCAAATCTATTTGTTTTAAAAATTAAAGAAATGGAAACAGGAGGAAGATGTACACCTTTTGATGAGCCAATTAAATTAAGAATGGAAAAAAATAATATAGGTTTTACATTTATGGATAAAGACCTTTTAGATAAACAAAAAAAACATTTACTATTTTGACAATACTAATAATATTACTAATAATAACAACTTTTTTTCTGATGATAGGACAATTTAATAATGCTGATATTTATATTGCATTAATAAAAGGTTTTATGATCGGAGCACTATTTCACAAAGAACAATATGATGACGGATTTGATGAATACACTTTACAGTGTTTAATAGGATTTATAAATGTTACAGTGAAATGGGAACAGCAGACTGGCTTGGATTAGTAGCGAAGCAACATAAAGAATGGATTAGAATAGTAAATGGCTTTGGTGAATACGATTATGCTGAAGACATTGTACAGGAGAGTTATTTAATATTATATAAATATGCTAAACCAGAAAAGGTTATTGAGAACGGTGTTATTCGTAGGGGTTATATGTATTTTACTTTACGTACTACTTACTACTTATATTACAATGCAAAGTATAAAGTTAGGAAAGTTTCTATTGATGATGGATTACTTCAGCTAGAAGACAACACAGATTTAAGAGAACAGGAAGCTTATAATTTAATATGCGAAAAAATAGATGATGAAATAAATAATTGGCATTGGTATGACAAAAAGCTTTTTACATTATACAGAGACACAAACATGAGTATTAGAAAAATTGCAGGAGAGACTAAAATAAGTTGGGTAAGTATATTTAATACATTGAAGAACGCTAAAAATATAATTAAAGATAAATTAAAAGAAGATTACGAAGATTACAAAAACGAAGATTATGAACGATTACAATAAATTTAAAGCCAATTTTGAATATCAACAAAAAGTTGCAGTGAAAGGTTTTGGCGATACAATCGAAAAAATAACCAAAGCAACAGGAATAAAAAAAGTAGTAGATACTGTAGCTGAAGCACTAGATGCAGACTGTGGATGTGATAAAAGAAAAAAGAAACTTAATGAGTTATTTCCTTATAGGATGCCAGAGTTATTTACAGAACAGGAATTTTTGTATCTTCAAGATATATTCATAGAAAAAAAGAACGATATAACAAAATACGCACCAAGAATGTTAGAGATATACAATAGAGTTTTTAAAGAAAAAAAACAACTTACTAACTGTAGTCCTTGCTTTGTTGGACAAGTGTATAATAAACTAGAAGCAATTTACAATGAGTACAAATAAAATGGAATTAATCAAAGAACTAGAATATATTACAAACTACGAGACTTTAGGAAATAAATTAATGAAGTGGGGTAAGAGCTCTGAAAACAAAGACATAAAGCTTTGTAAAGAATCTTTAGCAGAGATAGGAATATATGTTGCACATCTGGAATATGAGAGAAGAACATATGAAAAAACTATAGACTCATATAGATCAGATAAGATAAGAGCTTTACAAAGAGCAAGAAGAGTTGAAACAGAACTTGATGAAGCTAACAAGATAGTAATTAAGTATAACAAAGGAAAAGATTTAGGATTATAATTATTATCTTTAACAATATTTAAACAATGTTAAAATGAATATACTTAAAAAAGCAGATGAAATTATAAACGCAAGAGGAGAAGAGAAAGAGAGAATGTATGGTCCAATGTTAGAAACAATGCAAAGATCTGCTGATTTAGCTTCTAGTATGTGTGGAAAAGAAATAACAAGTAGAGACATGCATTTGTGTATGGTAGCAATGAAATTAGCTAGAGAAGCATATAACTATAAAGAAGATAATTTATTAGACGCAGTAGCTTATATTGCTTCATTAAACAACTTAGAGCAAAAAAACAAAAATGAAATTTGATAGCGCAAACAAAGCTTTTATATCTTTATATAAGAAAATTCATGAAGAAGGTATAGATCAACAAGACACAAAGTGTATATTAAATATAGGTTTCTATTTAACGAACCCTAGAAAAAGATCTATTACAGAAAAATGGAGAAACTGGAGTGGTAAGTACGCAGAGTACGAATGGCAATGGTATTTATCAGCAAACCCAAATGCAGAGTTAATCGCAGAGAAAGCTAAAATCTGGAAATCTTGTATGGATAAAAATGGAGAAGTTAATTCAAACTATGGTTATCATTGGCAACAATCAAATCAATTAGATTACATAGTAGAAGAATTAAAACACAATCCAGAAAGTAGAAGAGCTAGTATAAGTATATACGACGCTAAAAATAGATATAATTTTGAAAACGATACACCATGTACATATGCTATAAATTTTAGTATATTAAACAATAAGTTGAACATGAGTGTACTTATGAGATCAAACGATTTATGGTTTGGTTTTTGTAACGACCAATATTGCTTCAGCAAATTGCAAGATGAAATAGGTAAGAGACTTAAGTTAAATTTAGGTTATTATTATCACTTTTCACAGAACTTACATATATATAATAAATTTTTAAATAAAGATGGATAGATTTACATTAATAAGATCTTGGGCTAAAGAAAAAGGAATTTTTAGCAAAGGTGATTCTAAAACACAATTAATAAAACTAGTTGAAGAGCAAGGTGAGCTAGCACAAGCAGTATTAAAAAATGATATACCAGAGATAGAGGATGCGGTAGGCGATATGATTGTGGTTTTAACTAATCTTTGTTATTTTTATGATCTTAAGGTGGAAGATTGTATTGACAGCGCGTACAATGTTATAAAAACAAGAAAAGGCAAAATGATAAATAATACTTTTGTAAAAGATGAAAACAGTAAATAAAAATCCAAATTGGAAACATATCACATTTATGACACCCAAGATTAATTTTTTAAATTGGGCAGAAAGCGGGGTGCAAATAAAAATAAATAAAGAAGTTTTTGAATTTCAAGAACCACACGAAATTGAAGCTTTATTTACAAACGTAACTCCTTCGTTTAATTCAGATAGCACTTGTTTTATACCGGTTAATGAAATGAAAAGCATACACGCAAAAAAGAAAAGAGCTGAGCAAATAAAACTATTAAATGGGCAGATATGGGACAAGGATAAACTTTTAGATAAAATGTACGACGATAGCTTTTATTATGGAGAGCTAGGTAAATACGCTTTAAGTTCAAGTTCTATAAAAAATCTAATTGATTCACCTAAAAGCTACGCAAGAAGTTTAAATTATAAATCAGATAGTCCCGCTTTTAAAACGGGTAGACTCATACATTTAGCGGCACTAGAACCAGAAAAACTAAACACACTGTGTCACGTAGTAGAAGTGCAATCAGCTGTCACTAAAAAATTTAAAGATAAAGTTAAAGAAATAGGATCAGGGGATTTTGTGTTTACAAGAAAAGAATATGATAAAGCTATGTATGTAGTAGACTCACTTCAACAAAACGATCTATGGCAAGACTTAACTAGAAAAGCAGAATTTGAAAAACCAGCTTTTGACATATTACATGGTTATCCTTTTAGAGCCAAAGCGGATATATTAGGTAAAGATTTTGTTGCTGATTTAAAAACAACTTCAGATCTTAAAGCGTTTAAATATTCAGCTAAAAAATACTCATATGATGTACAATTTTATATTTATTGTAATTTATTTAAAGTAGATTACAAAAATTTTTATTTCTTTGTGATAGATAAAGGTTCAGGAGATTTAGGAATATACGACTGTGAAGAATCATTTTATGAGTCAGGAAAACAAAAACTAGAATATGGCATTAGAATATTTGAAAGATATTTTATAAATAAAGAAGAAGAGTTAAACGAATACGTTATACGTGATACGCTTGCGTAATGAATGAAGAAATTGAAAAGTATTATCTAATGGCCTTAATGGATTTAGCTGCTGGTTCAGGTGTAAATGAACTAGAAAATACTATAAAGCTTTATGAAACTTTAGAGAATTATGAAGCATGTGCTGGAATATTAAAAGCAATAAACGAAAACAAATACTATAAATATGATAACATCAGAATTAAAAAATATAATAAAGGTAGAGACTAGTATTGATCTAGATAATGAAAAAACCTTAAATTGTAGAGAAAGAGATTTTACAGAGGCAAGAGCCATGTATTATAAACTACTACGTAAATACACTAACATGACTTATTCTAAAATAGGTAAGTCTGTAAACAAGAATCATGCAACAGTTTTACATGCGTGTAATTCTTTTGATTGGTGGACAAAGCAAGATGAAGGATTATTAAACGTGTATACTAAAGTAAAACAAAAGTTTAGTGATTATCTTGGATACGAAAAGGTAGATAAAAAACTAGAATACAATTTAGAGAGACTATTTGAAAACTACTTGGATCTAAAGAAACAATATGAAATATTACAGGAACGCGTAAAAGAAATTAACAAATGATCTAGACTATGAGAGCACTTTGTGTTTTGTTATTGTTAGCTTTAACAAACTGTAGTAAACCAGAATTTAATTGTGACTTAAAAACAATTGAAGCGTATGCTGTTAAAAAATGTAACACCTATGCAGACAACGAAGAGTGTGTAAGTGAAGTTATTTATTTAATAACTACATCATGTGGAATTAACAAATAATAACATTTTTTATTGTATTATTGATTAATCAAGTTAATTCAAGTTATGGCACACGGAGGAAAAAGACAAGGAGCAGGTAGAAAAGCAAAAGCAGATGAGCTTAATCTAATAGAGAAACTAACTCCATTAGAAGATGCTGCATACCAAGCTTTAAAAGCAGGAGTAGAAAAAGGAGACTTTAAGTATGTTCAGCTGTTCTATAATTACTACGCAGGTAAACCAAGAGAAACAAAAGACATACATATAAACGAAGACACACCATTATTTATTGATTAAAAATTCTTTATATTTGTTTTATGAACAAAGAAACAATAAACAGAGATGGATTAGTAAATAACGATTCTTGGGCTACACCAGAATATATTTATAATAAACTTAATGATGAGTTTAACTTTGATTTTGATCCATGTCCAATAGATCATAATATAGATTTATGGGATGGTCTGAAGGTTGATTGGGGTAAAAGAAATTTTGTAAACCCTCCTTATAACAGAATAGATAAACCGAAGTTTATAACTAAAGCTTTTGAAGAATATAAGAAAGATAAGTTAGTAGTTATGTTATTACCTGTTGCAACAAGCACAAAACAATTCCATGAAATAATATATCCAAACGCAGAAATTAGATTTGTAAAAGGTAGAATTAAATTTAAAGGAATAAACACAAACGGTAAGTATGTAACATCAAAAACAGGTAAACACGATTCAATGATATGTATATTTAATCCACATGCGAGTAAAAAAAACAACAGCGTTTGACAAACTTCTTAAACTAAACAAAAGAGTTAAGATTGTAAGAGGTGGAACTTCAGCTGGTAAAACTATTTGTATACTATCTATATTAATAGACCAAGCAATACGAAATGCAGGAAGCGAGATAAGTGTAGTATCAGAATCAGTACCTCATTTAAGAAGAGGAGCATTAAAAGACTTCCTGAATATCTTAAAAGGATTAAATAGATACTACGAAGACAAATACAATAAAACAAATTTAAAGTACACATTCTCTAATGGAAGTTATATAGAATTCTTTTCTACAGATCAACCAGACAAGTTAAGAGGTTCTAGAAGAACAGATCTATTTATTAATGAGTGTAATAATGTTAGCTTTGAAGCTTACCAGCAATTATCAATAAGGACATCTGGGGAGGTATGGTTAGATTATAACCCTACTAATTTATTCTGGGTAGATAAAGAATTAATCAATACAGAAGACACAGACTTCATTACGTTAACTTACAAGGACAATAATGAACTTCCTAATAGTATTATCAAGGAAATAGAGAAAGCTCGTCTAAAGGCATCTAAAAGCTCTTATTGGGCTAATTGGTGGAGGGTTTATGGATTAGGTGAGATAGGAACACTTGAAGGAGCGTGTATTCCTGATTGGAAACAAATAAGTGTAATACCACCTCATGCCAGGTTATTGTGTCATGGATTAGACTTTGGTTATTCGGTAGACGAAGCAGCATTAGTAGCACTATACAAACTAGATGATGCATATATATTTGATGAAGTACTCTATAGAAAAGGAATGTTAAACTCACACATAAGTCAATACTTAAAAAACAATCAGATACTAGGAAGCTTATGGGCAGATAGTGCAGAGCCTAAATCAATAGCAGAATTAAATACATATGGACATCAAGTATTCCCAGTTACAAAAGGAAGAGATAGTATAGTGTATGGTATTAATCTAATAAACCAAAACAGTATATTTGTTACACAAAGATCAAAGAACTTAATTAAAGAGCTTCAGGGTTATGTCTGGATGAAAGACAAGCAAGGTAACACACTACAAAAGCCTAACCCTATGTCTGGAGACCATAGTATTGATGCAGCTAGATATGCGTTAACCTCACAACTACAAGATCCTAACAAAGGAGAATATCATATCTGGTAAAAATAATTAACAAACATACCACAAGATGGTAACGATCATATTCCTGACGCAACTAGGTACGCAACCTATTCTCTAATGAGCAAACCTAACTATGGTAAGTATGCTATTCGTTAGACGCTTCTCTTTCTCTTAGTTCCTCCATAGCTGCTTGTATAAACTTTGCAGCATATTCGATTTCACCTTTGACCTGAGAAGTTGTCATTTTGTTTAAATCATATATCATATTGTAAATATAATTAAAAAAAAGTTATCAAAAAACTTTGATTGTTAAAAAAATGTTTATATATTAGCATTATAATTAAAAACAATATAGGTGCTGATAACCCATATAGGAACTCGAGCCGAAAGGGCAGCACCTTTTAAAACATAGAATAAATAATATAGGTGTTAACCCTAGTAAGTTAAAAACGCAGAGTTCAATATACGAAGCCGATTATGATTGGTAGTGAGAAGTCAGTAGAAATTTAATCAGAAAAAGTTAACACCTTTTTAAAATTAACATATGAATAAAAAAGAAATGATTAAATGGGCTTTTATTATCTACTTTGTAGTATTTAGTTTTTTAGGAATTATAGGAACATTAACTTATTACCTACCATAATGAAGACAGTATACAAAGCAACACAACAAGACATTAATATGCCTGTAGATAAAAAACTACAGAGGATAATACTTAAAAACTTCTTTTGGGGTTTAGGTATCTGGACTGTAATAATGATTTTTACAATTAATTTTTTATTTTATGTCATTAGAGGAAGCTAGAAACAAATTACTATTAATCAATCGTGAGCTGTTTCATCATGGAGGTTTAACACAAGGATCATCAATAAGAATAACTAAAAAACTTTTAAAGGTAGTTGAAGAAATCGAAAGCGAAATCGCTAAAGCTGAAAACGAAAGAGCAATACGAGAAGGAGATGAAGATCTTCAAATGGTGTATTAAAAACGATATAAGAGTTTATCGAGAACCAACAAGACTAGGTAAGAAACCACCAGTAATACTTGTTCTAGATTATAAAGGACAAATTAAAAAAGGATCAGAGGTGTTCTCACAAGGAACTCAACAGTTAGAACAAAAGATAGCAGAGGTATATGAGTGGGCATATGATAGAGCTCTTAATGCACTACAAAGACAGCAACAGATAAAGAGAGACAATAGTACATAATTAAACTTTTTTCATTTAGTTAGTTTTGGGGAATCAGAAATGGTTCCCTTTTTTTATACAAAAAACCCAAATAACTATTGTAATAATATGAAAGTTAAGATACAAGTACCAGAATCTTTAAGAGAGATAAGTTTAGAGCAATATCAGAAGTACAACAAGATAAACACAGATGCTAATCAGAACTCCAATTTCTTGTTACATAAGACAGTAGAAATATTTTGTAATCTAAATTTACAGAATGTAATTAAAGTAGAGTTTAATAGTGTAATGGAAGTTGTAAGAATTATAAATGATATGTTTAATAAAGATGCTAAACTTGTACCTACTTTTACAATGGATGGAATAGCTTATGGCTTTGTTCCAGATTTAGATAAAATAACATTAGGTGAATATATAGACCTTGATACTACACTAGGAGATTGGAGCAACATGCACAAAGCTATGGCAGTATTATACAGACCAATAAAAGACACACTAAAAGATAAATACCTAATAGAAGACTATAAAGGATCAGAAGAATCTGAAAAATACAAACAGATGCCACTTGATATAGTTATGGGTTCTATACTTTTTTTTTACAATTTAAAGAACGAATTACTGAAAACTATCCTGAACTCTTTGAATCAAGAGGTGATCAAGGGGATGACTATTCAACAGAGGGAGGATTTACTAGGAAGTGGGGATGGTATAACTCGCTATATAGATTGGCTGGATCAGATGCAACCAAAATTGAATCTGTCAGTGAATTAAATGTACATTCAGCTTTATTTTATTTAGCATATGAGCAAGACAAATTACAAACAGAAAGAAATTTAATCAAACAGAAAACAAGATGACAGGATTTTACGATTTAACAAACAAAATAAAAGAAACACTAGAAGCAGAACCATTTGTAAACAATGTATCATATGGAAGCTTTGATAATGTAGATTTAAATAAGCAGACTATATTTCCTTTATCTCACGTAATGGTTAATCAATGTACAATAAACACTAAAGTACTTACATTTAATATTTCTGTTATGTGTATGGATATAGTAGATGTAAGCAAAGAAGAAACAACAGATTTGTTTTTAGGTAATGACAATGAGCAAGATGTATTAAACACACAACTAGGAGTGTTAGACAGATTAATGGCATTACTACAAAGAGGAGATTTATATACAGAAAAATATCAAGTAGATGCAGATGTAGCTTGTGAGCCTTTTGTAGATAGATTTGAAAACAAGTTAGCTGGATGGGTGGCAACATTTGATGTACAGATACAAAACGACATGACGATATGTTAGAAAAAGAGAACACAAGAAAAGCATTAGAAGCATTTAAGGATTATGTAATTAGTCAGTCTAGAGCTAACCTAACTAAAAAGAATAAGAACGTATCTAAACAGCTGTATAATTCTCTTAAAGGTATAATAGATGTTATGCCTAATTCATTTAGCTTAAAGTTTGAGATGGAAGATTATGGTAAGTTCCAAGACGAAGGAGTTAAAGGAGCAACAAGCACATATCCAGAAAGCACTAATAGTCCATTTAAGTTTGGAACAGGATCAGGAAAGAAAGGTGGATTGTCTGGAGGTATTAAGAAATGGGTAGAAGCAAGAAGATTTCAATTTAGAGATGCTAAAGGAAAGTTTACAAGTTATGAATCTACAGCTTATATTATTTCCAGATCAATATGGAACAAAGGAATCAAAGCAAGCTTATTCTTTACTAAACCTTTTGAGAAAGGATTTAAAAGATTACCACAGGAATTATTAGAAGCATACGGATTAGACGTAGAAGAATTTTTAGATTATACAATAAAACAATAGAACATGGCAAATATATTATTAAGAAGTCCTTTTTATATTAATCAAACTAGAGCTGCTGCACAATCAGCAAAACTAAAACTAGAGATTGATGGAACATTAAGGTATACAATTATAAAAGACACACCAACAACATCAGTAACATTTGAAATAGCAGAACTAGCAAGAGACTACCTAGATATTACTTATGCAGGTTCTTATTCAAACCAAAAGGTTACAATAGCAGGAGAGATAACATTTTATGATGCCGCAAACGCAGGGGGAAGCACAATAGGTAGTCCAGTAAACTTCACGCATAATGGTTTTGATGGGTATTGGGATTATTGGAACACATCAACAACTAAAACCTTTTGTCCAACTACTGGGGATTCTTGTTTAATGCAAGACAATACTATTATGTATGTACCAGAAAACTCTGGAGGGTTTATACCAGTTATGACAGCAGGTTCTATTAATTATGTATCATTTACAGGTACTACTACTTCTCTTGCTGTAGCTAATCCAGCGGTTACAATTACAGTACAAAGAATAGAGTGCTCAAAGTATATGCCTATGAAAATTACTTTTATAAACAAATATGGAGCATTACAAGATATTTACTTTGATAAAAAGAGTGTAGAAACATTAACAACTACATCAGAAAAATATAAAAACAGCAATTTAACTACTGCTGGAACATACTCTAGAACAGCACATCAATTTAGAACATTAATAAAAACAGGACGAGAAAAAATGACATTAAACACTGGATTTGTAGATGAAGGAATGAATGAGCCAATGAAACAATTAATGTTGTCAGAACAAGTGTGGATGCATATGGGATCAGAAATTCATCCAATAGATATAGCAACAAATTCATTAACAGTAAAAACAAAGGTTAATGATAAATTAATTAATTATACACTTGAAGCTGAACATGCACATGAGCATATTGATAGAGTAAGATAATGAGAAACACTTTACAGTTATATATAGAAGGAAATAGAGTTGATTTATTTAGTGATGAGTCTGTAAATATTGTTCAATCTATTCAGAACGTTAAAGATATCTCTAAAATATTTGTAGATTTTACTAGGACTTTTTCTATACCTGCTTCAAAAAATAACAATAAAATATTCCTGCATTATTACAACTACTCTATTACAAATGGATTTGATGCAAGATTAAAAAAAGAATCAACGTTAGAATTAAATTCAAGACCATTTAAAACTGGTAAAATAAAACTTGATGGAGTAGATCTAAAAGATGGAATACCACACACATATAGAATAACTTTTTTTGGAAATACTATTGATTTAAATGACTTATTAGGAGATGATGATTTAAGTTCATTAGACTTATCAGACTTTGATGTAGATTACGACTCAACTAATATAAAAGCAGCATTAGAGGATAAAAAAACTATAACATATAATAGAACAGATGGTTCAACAATAATATATCCATCTGGTATAGTAGTTCCTTTAATATCACATACTACAAGACTTTATTACGAAGGCACAGGAGAAACAGCTTATCCAGATTCAAACGGAGGAGATCTAAAACCTAAATCAGATATATCAACAAACCCTGTACATTCAGGAGTTTATTGGGAGGAGTTAAAATATGCAATACAGATAGATGCAATAGTAAAAGCTATAGAAGATAGATATGGTTTAACTTTTAGTAATGATTTCTTTAATACAACTAATGAGACTTATTATGGTTTGTATATGTGGCTTCATAGGAAGAAAGGAAAAGTATTTGAAGAAACAGAAATAAGAAAACAAGTTACAGGATTTTATATTAATTATAATAGTGAGATTCAACAAGTAACATCTTATGGAGATAGGTTTCAAGTAACAGGTGTTCCAGATGGTGGGTATTTAGAATATTCTTTAGATATTCAAGCAGATACAAGTATAGACGCTACTATATCTATATATAGAAATGGTAATGAATTATTTGACCAAAAGACTATAACCAGCAACTCTAGAAACTTATCAGGCACATTGTCAAATGGTACATATACTATATTTATGACATCCTCTGCTACTACTTTTGATTTAAACGTTCAGACTGGATTAACTTTAACAGCGTCATACGTACCAGACACGAGCTACGAATATAATTTAACAAGCACGTATACTTTTAACAATGTTAGAAGGTTTATAATATCACAACAAATACCAGAGATGAAAGTAATAGACTTTTTAACTGGTATATTTAAGATGTTTAATTTAACAGCTTATACAGACAATGGAACCATTATTGTCAAAACACTAGACTCGTATTACAGTGATTCAGATACCGTGTGGGATATCACAAATGATGTAGATCAAGGTGAAGGAAGTGTAAATGTGGCTTTACCTTATAAAGAAGTTGAATTTAAATATGAAGGTCTTGGTACAAAACTAGCAACGCAACATGAACAATTGAGCAACATTAGTTGGGCAACAGAAGAATATAGTGGTGATGATTACTATGATGCTAATCCAGAAACATACACAGTAAACCTTCCATTTGAACACATGAAGTTTGAAAGAATGTATGATGTGAGTAATCCAACAACAGCACAAGTAGGGTGGTTTGTAAGTGATGATAACTCTCCTTATTTTGGAAATCCTTTATTATTTTATAGATATAGACAAACAGCAGGAAATGCAATAAGATTTTTAGTTACTGAAACTGGAGGATCACCAGATACAACACCAGCAAATTATATTGATATAACTAATTATAATATTCCGTCAAATAGTTTCGATATAGACAAAGATGAATCACAAGCTAACATTAATTTTAAAAATGAGATTAATGAATACACAAACAACACAGACTTTGACGAAACATTATTTAAAGTTTATTATCAAAATTACGTAGCTCAAGTATTTCAGAACAACAGAAGATTAACTACTGTTTATGCTTATTTGCCTATTAAAATGCTACAAGAGTTTATTCTTGCTGACACAATAGCAATATTTGACAGGAACTATACAATTAATGAAATAGAAACAGACTTTAATACAGGAAGAAGTAAATTAGAATTAATTAATGAGTTAACAGTTTCTATAGGAGGTTCTACTCCAATTACAACTACTACAACAGTAGACCCAGAAGATGAATGTACAGAGTGTAGTGCTGACTCTACATTATGTTCTGTAGATAGTTTAACTCCTACAGCTGATAAGACTTGTGACGTAGGTAGAAGTGTAACCATTACAGGAGAAACAACTAAAGAACAAACAGAGACAGTAACACTAACAGCTACTCCAAATAATTTCAGAGGAACAGCAAGCTATTTATGGGCAGGAGGAGATGCAGCAGGAGAAATAACACAAAGCGTAAGTGTAACAAACGCAACAACAGGAAACGTAACATATACTTGTACAGCTACAGATAGTGATGATAGTGCAGAATTTGAAGATACTCACGTAATTCTTTGGACACCTAAATTATATACTATAGAATTAAATATAGTTAATAGTATTTCATCACCTACTACAGCAGCTTATAACATTACAGGGGATCAAGATGGGAAACAATTATTCTTACAAGAAGGAGAAACTTATTCATTTTCAACACAAGTAAACGCAAATAGTGGTTATCAATTTACATCAGGACCAGTTATAGTTGATGCACAAGGAACAGTAGGAACAAGTAACTTGGTAGTAGACACTACTTTATCAGGAACGGTCCAAGCAACATCAGAATTTGTGACTATTAGTGGTCCAACTGCTAAAACAACAAATAACAATGTATCATTAACAGCAACAGCTTCTGGATTTACACCTACAAGTTATGCATGGTCTGGTGGTTCTGCAAGTGGTTCTACTCAAACAATTACATTTACAGAAACAGTGGCTGATACATATATTTATACTTGTACAGCTTCTGATGGTACTATAACTGCATCAGGAACACATACAATTCAATGGACAGATACAACTCTTATTGATATAACTTTAGCTATAGATACGTCTAATATAAGCGGTTCATCAAGCGGTTATGTTATTACTGGAGACCAAGCTGGTTTAATTAAATCTCAAAATGCTGGAACTGTATTTAATTTTAGTTCAGATGTTGAGTTAAATAGTGGATTTGAATGGGTAGGAACTAAACCCACAGTAGCTAATGCAGGAGGAACATTTAGTACAAGTCAAACAGTAACAACTGTATTTGGAACAGGAGAAGTTCAATTAATAGTTTACAATTATTACATAACAACAGGGTGTCCAGAAACAACAGTAGTAGGACAAACAAGATACATAAGGTCAAGAGATACATTTACAGTCGGTAATACCACAACAGGTTCTTACATAGAAATAGATGGTCAATGTTATTATTCTAGTGCCACAGCTTTTGAAAGTGATTGGGCTTCAAATAACGGTGTAACAGTGGGAGCTCCAGAAGGAGTAGGATGTGAAACTTGTACACAAACAGCACCATTAGTAGATACTTGTTTAGAAACTAAAAGTGTAGCTTATTTAAGATATAGTTCTTCTAATGATGTTTGTGAAAATCACCAAAGTAAAAACTTTTACTATATAGATCCACAAGGAAATGATCCAGTAACACAGTCTATTTTTTGTGCTGCAACACAATTATGGAATTATGTAGGACCTACAAATACAGGAACCTGTACGGTAACTCTAGCTGCTGCAGGTTATTATTCATTAGATTCAGATAACACAAAAAGAAGATATTGGAACGGAACAACCTTTAGTGTTTGTACAACATGTGTAGATGCAAATGTATTATTTTATTTAGGGGAAGGTTTTAATCCATTACAAAACTTCTGTGATGAAGGTGGAGTGCAAGGATTTTACTACTTTGATAACAATAAAACATTATTATCTGCAACATCATCCGAACACATGTATACTAGTGCAGCTAATATTGGAACACCAAATAGAGCACCACAAGGATTCTATACAGATTTAAACATATATAGATATTACGAACCAACTAGTTTGCAGGTTTGGGAAAGTGTAAGTGGATGTCCAGTTAGACCTGAACCAGAATGTGTAGCTCCAACTAAACCGACTTTAAATATATGGAGAAGATATGGGGATTGTGCAACAGGAGGATTAGATGCTCTTATTACATTTGGTAACAGCGTAGACAGTTTCCCAGACACAGTTGAATACAATGGTGATTGTTATTCTAATCCAGTTGCAATAACTGGTAGTCAAAGTGATCTATGGATTGATGCACAAAGTTGTGATGCTCAAGATAATTTAGTTAGAGACTATACGTGGTATGGAAGCTGTTTAGAATGTACTGGAACGTATTATTGGGAATTAACAAAGTGTGAAGAACCAAATATAAATAAAATATATAGGTCAGCACAAGATACTGGTGCTTTAGGTGCGAGTTTTGCACCAAACGCTAGAGTTCAAGATGCTAGTGGAGCTCTTTATAGAGTAACAGGGCAAGTAGCAGATAATGTACCAAGTGCTGGAACGGTTACAGACACAGGTGAAACAGGATGTCCATCAGTAGTTCCAGATGACAACGTATTTGTTGTAGAAAGACAAAGCGACACACAGACAACTTATGTACAATTAGATGCAGGGTATCAGATAGGTAACACAAACATTACTATATCAACAGATGGAGCAAATTGTTATGATATAATAGGAACGGATTATGTAGCTAACCCTACTTCTTATGGAACTATTACTGGTTCTTGTACAACAACAACAACCACTACAACAACAACTACTTTAACTTGTGGAAGTCAAGTATTATATAGATCTATTATAGACGCAGAAAATGTTTGTTGTAACACAACTAAAACTGTGATAACCTACATGAATAGCAATGATGTATCTACTGCAACCGAAATATATACTGATGATACATGTAGTGATTTAAGAACAACACCTTCATGGTATACAGCAAGCTTTGGCGAATATTACTACTGGAGTGGAAGCTCATTAACAGGACCAACAGCTTGTCCAGCATGTCCATAATATGAAATATATATCAGCACAACCAGAATTAAAATATTATGAGTGGCAAGTAGACACTATGATTAATTCATATTTAAAAAACGGAGTTAGTCCTTTTGATATTATTATTTTATTAGGTGACACAGGTGAGTATAAGTTTAATAAATTGAGAACAAAGTATACTCACGTAAACTTTATAAGTTACCCTTATAAGCAAGAAGTTTATGCACCAGCTATAAAACCTTACTTAATGAGTAAGTATTTTGGAAGTTGTGGGTGTACAGCAGGACATCAGTATTATTATGCAGATGCTGATACTGTACTTTTAAAACCTTTAGGTGAATTCACAAAAGATAAAGTTTGGTTATCAGATACTAGAAGTTATATCGGTTATGATTACATAGCTTCAAAAGGAAAAGAAATTTTAGACATTATGTGCGAAGCAGCAAAAATAGATAAAAGAATAATTGAGAATAAAAAAGAATCATCAGGAGGAGCACAATACATTTTTACAGGAACAGACAGTAAGTTTTGGAAAGACGTTTATGTTGTCTCTAACGCACTTTATAGAGCTATGAGGGAATACAATCAAACACACAAGGATAAATACAAAGGAACGCATCCTATTCAAGCGTGGACAGCTGAAATGTGGGCAACATTATGGATGTTCTGGAAAAAAGGAATGAAAACGGAAATATCAAAACGTTTAGAATTTTCCTGGTCTACAGACAAAATAGAAACAATGGGGAATAAAAGAATTTTACATAATGCAGGAGTTTTAGATAAACATGATGGATTTTTTAGAAAATCTAATTGGCAAAATGAAAATCCACCATCAGATCTCAATATAACAAAAACCCATTGTAGTTATTATTATTATAAGCAAGTATTAGAAGCAACATGTTAGGAAACGTACTAGAATTATTAAGATTAGCAAAGCAAGAGAAAATATCTGGCAAGTATATAGATATAGCATTAGGTAAAAATAAAATGCCAGAAACAATAAAAGAAGCATACGAACAATTTAAAAAGAACAAGTAATGGCTAAAGAAATAGATATTGATATTAATGTAAAAGCTAAAGATGCTGAAAAAAACTTACAAAAAGTAGGTGTCGGTTTAAAAGGTATACAAGAAGGAGCAAAAGTAGCAGGTAAAGCAGTGTTTAGTTTAAATAATATTTTTAAAGCTAATGTTGCTATAAAAGTATTTAGTGCTGTATTAAATATTCTTAAAGATACATTTATGTCTAATCAAAAAGTTGTAGACACATTTGCTACAGCTACTACAGCATTAAAGTTAGTTTTTAATGATTTATTTAAATTTATAGAAGCTAATATAGGAACGGTAGTTAGTTTCTTTAAAGATATATTTGAAAATCCAGTAGAAAGTTTAAAGGCTTTTGGGCAGGCAATAAAAGATAATCTTATTGAAAGATTTAATTCTGCATTAGAAGTTTTAGGATATTTAAGTGATGCGGTAGTTAAAGTGTTTCAAGGTGATTTTAAAGGAGCTTTTGATTCTGTTAAAGAAGCAGGAAAAGAATATGCAGATGTATTAACAGGAGTAGATAACACAGTGGATAAAGTTGTAGAAACAACTAAAAAAGTTATAGAAGCAACAACAGAATATACTAAAGCAACAATAGACCAAGCCAAAAACATTACAAAATTAAACAATGATTACAAAGTAACACAGGCAATAAATAGAGGTTTAATAGAACAATATGATAGACAAGCAGAACAACAAAGACAATTAAGAGATGACACAAGGCTTGCAGTTACAGAAAGAATTGCTGCAAATCAAAAACTAGCTACAATACTAGATGACCAAGAGAAAAAACTATTAGAAAATGCTCAAATAGCAGTAGATGCAGCACAAGCAGAATTAGCATTAGATGAAGATAATATTGATGCACAAGTTAGAAAAAAAGATGCATTAAATGAATTAGCAGCTATAAGAGCAAGAATATCTGGACAAAGATCAGAACAATTAACAAATGAAGCAGCATTAGAAAAAGAATTAATTGATTTAGAGACTTCAAAAGCACAAGGAATTCAAGAAGTAGCACAAATAACAAAATTAGCAAATGCAGAATTAATAGACAATGAAGTTTTAAGATTAGAAAAGTTAAAAGAAATAGAAGCAGAGGAAAGATTAGAGATAGAGAAAACTTTACAAACAAGAATAGATAGTTTTAAGGTAGGAACACAAGCCTTTATAGATGCTCAAAATGAATTAAATAAGTTTAAAGCTGAATCTGATGCAGCTGAAAAGAAAAGAGACAAAGAAATAGCAGACGCAAAGGTTTCAGCAATTACTGGAGCACTAGGTTCATTAGCTAGTTTAGTTGGTGAGAATAGTAGATTTGGAAAAGCAATAGCTATAACACAAGCGATAATAGACACTTATGCTGGTGCTACTAAAGCTTTTGGTCAAGGTGGAGTATTTGGATTCGTTGGAGCAGCATCAGTCCTTGCTGCAGGTTTTGCTAATATTAAAAAAATAACATCAACTAAAGAACCAGCACCACCTAGCTTTGCAACAGGAGGAGCAGGAGGATCAGTACCAACTCCAGCAATATCAACTCCACCAGCATTCAATGTAGTGGGAGCAACAGAAACAAGCCAACTTGCACAAACAATAGCAGGAGCACAACAAAAACCAGTAAGAGCTTATGTGGTAAGTACAGATGTAAGTACTCAACAAGCCCTAGATAGAAAAACAGCTAACCAAGCAACATTAGGAAGAGCAAAAAATGCTAGAGCAAATGTTCAAGGTGGTTTTTAGAAACTAAAACAAAATAATAAAATTAATATTGTTATAATATGGACATCATAGAATTATTTATAGACGAAGAGGATAGTGTTTCAGGAATTGACGCAATAAGTATAGTAGAAAACCCAGCAATTCAAGAGGACTTTGTCTTTTTAAAGAACCAAGAGTTTAAATTAGCTGAACTAGATAAAGAAAAAAGACTTTTACTAGGACCAGCATTAATACCTAATAAACCAATTTATAGAAAAAGCGGTGAAAAAGAGTATTATATATACTTCTCAAGAAATACAGTAAGAAAAGCAAGTGAGTTATTCTTGCAAAGAGCTAAACAACATAGATCTACATTAGAACACGAAGCATCACTACAAGGATTAACAGTTGTAGAGAGTTGGATAGTAGAAGGAGAAGAAGACAAGACTAGATTATACGACATGGATGTGCCAATAGGTACATGGATGGTTTCAATGAAAGTAGACAATGATGATGTATGGGAGAACTATATTAAAACAGGAAAAGTAAAAGGGTTTTCAATAGAAGGCTATTTTGCTGATAAACTAGAAAGACCTAACGAGCCTAATAAATTTTCTGAATGTGATTGTGACGATAAACTTGATACTTGTATTTGTAAGGATGAAAAAGCAGCAGAAAAAC